AGCTGCATAAACTGGATCGCTGCAATCCTGAGGCGGAGGCGGCGGAGGTGTACTTAAGCACTCTTCCGGATGTTGAGCTGCATAAACTGGATCGCTGCAATCCTGAGGCGGAGGCGGCGGAGGTGTACTTAAGCACTCTTCCGGATGTTGAGCTGCATAAACTGGATCGCTGCAATCCTGAGGCGGAGGCGGCGGAGGTGTACTTAAGCACTCTTCCGGATGTTGAGCTGCATAAACTGGATCGCTGCAATCCTGAGGCGGAGGCGGCGGAGGTGTAACTACCGGCACGCAATTACCAGCCGCGTCACGCTCAAAGCCCGCGTCGCAAGGCTCAGGCGGCTCAGGCGGTTCGGGCGGTTCGGGCGGAGGTGTAACTACCGATACGCAATTACCGTCCTCGTCTGCAACGGAACCTTCGGGACACCCTGTACCTATGCCCGTTATACTTACGGAGGTTTTGTCATCTGAGTCGCTTGTACCAGTTTGATCTGTTTGCCCGCCACCGCCGCCAGTGGGGGTTGAGGTAGGGCTGGGCGTACTGGCGCCTGCGTCTTTGAACACATCTTTGAGGATGCTCGCTACGGCACCTACTGGATACCCAGTGGCGGCTTCAACAGCAGCCTCTATAGTCCCCATCGTAGTATTTTCGTCACCTTGGGATTGCCCAAGAACCCTACGGATAATGGCGTCAACGGCTGGCACACCTGTGCTGGCCCCAGTGTAAACTTTGTCTCCAACCTTGCCTGTGTACACCGCTTGAGACGTACCCGGTGATTCTTTGGGCTTCCCTCCACCCCATGTAGCAGTTCCAGTAATTGAAGGCGAACCCCCCAGAATACCGGTGTTAAGCACGGTGCTAAATATAGAGCTCGGGTCGCTGAAGATATCCCCGATGGTGTCCACAACGTCACGGCCATAATCTACCGGGTTCGGTGTGGCAGCGAGTTGGTTTGCACCGGTTACCGTGGAGTACGCAGACGGGTCTCGGATGTATCGGGAGATAGTTTCCCCGACCAAGTCTCGGCTGAGGGTAGCTGCGTCCATACCCGGGAGCCCCGCAAACTCAGGGGCGGCGTCGAGCGCAGCCTGTACCACATCTTGTGAATACGTTTGGTTTGGGTCAAATCCGGAGTCGATTAACGACTGTTCTGCCGCACGGTACTCAGCTTCCCTCTTTGCGCGTTCGGCATCGTTGCCAGCGAGAATATAGTCGCCAATCCCTTTGATAGTGGTGAACAGGCTAAGAGGGCCCAAGAGAGAGCCTAGCCCAACGGCGTTAAGCCCAGCTTTGGTTGCCTCGCCTTTAAGGTAGTTTGCTGCTACATCTTTGGCGTCGCCCCCTGTACCCAACGTAAACCCGGCGTTAAACAGACTCCCGAGGGCACCACTCCCCCCAGTTTTAGTGCCGTTTTTATCTAGCAGAGAGGCGAGCGCATCGACGTTAGCCGCATTATCTACGTTAAAATTACCCCAAGCGTCGTATAGTTCTTCGTCCATCTCTCACCTCAAGGCAAAACAGGTAGCACTTCAGGGAGTGCTGAAATAAAGAACACCGCGACCACAGCAGACGATATGCCCGGGTGGGGAGAGGTAGCCGCTATGTGGTCCAGAGACAGGTTAATGTCGTCACCGGTCCAGTATAGCTCGATGTAGCTATCCGCCTGCAGGTCAATGATGAAGGACCAATTTATCTCAAGCTCTTTGCCGGAGCCGGAGATAGAGTACTCCCGGGCGGAGTAGCCAATAGCAGTACCGTTTCGGGCAATCCACAAGTAAACGATCTTGGACGAACCACTACCACTACGCACCTGCCCAGTAAACTGGATATTGTAGATGCCTGAGTACTCCACAGTGATCTCAGATGTAGTAGCTCCGTTGATCGTAATGGCGTTATCCAGATACGTCTGGTTGAACCGCACCGGCTGTCCGACGTTGATCGTAACAAGCGCTTGGTCCCCTGTGTCGAAGAACAGTGCATTGGGCACCTGCAAGAACCGCCCACCGTTCTCCCCAACCAACGAGTTAACCGCGCTACCTATCCCGTTGAAGAACAGACGCAGTATGTTGTTGAGCGCATCCATGAAGCCCTTCAGGGGCGACGGCGGCGCTACAGGCAACGCAGGGGGTGAAGTTTTACCCAGCAGGCGAGCGCTCATGTGCCTCTACGACCATCAAGCTTCATATCCAGACGCGACGCACCCAGCTGCCACGAGACCCCAAGCGCAGTGGACTCAACCCGCATGGCAAACTGCCTGCCTCTGACACGGGTGAACACCTGACCGGTAAACTTCTCTATGGGTATCGTAGCAGTCCTAGTAATAGCGTTGCTGCTGTTGCCGCCTTCGGATAGCGGCGAGTTGTACCCAGAGCCTGAGTTTGACAAAGGCAGTAATGTCATCGTGATAGCAGGACTATCCGCCGTGGAGCCTTCAAATGTTACGTCTGGTAACACCCGGTTAATGAGCACGAAGTGGTCACCGTCGTCCATGTCAAACTCGGAAGACAGAATATAAGCATTGATCGGGAACGCCGTGCCGGTCTCGTTGCAGTCCGTGCCAATCTCTTGGAACACGAGGTTGTGGCTGTAGGTAGCAGCGATAGGGTAGTCCCTCAGCTTGGCGTCGATCCACGCTGTGCGGCGTAAAGTGCCGTAATGCCACAAGTTTTCCACATAGTTATATACAACGTAGCGGTCAACCTCGTTAGAGTCCGCTGAGCAGTAGAACCACCACACCTCGTTGAAGGACTGGTTGGTACCCGCGAACACTTGGTAATACTGCTCTTGGTTGAAGTCGTTGAACACATACCGGCGCACGTCGCAAGGCAGTGGCACCACGGTACCGTCGTAGCGGTAGAATTTGTCACGCCCCATCCAGTACGCGATGCTGTTGGCGTAAACCATGGAGTTGGGCCCGGCGATCGAGATGTTGTCACCCAGAATCTGTGCACCCCAGACATCCGGCGCACCGAGGTACTGTAGTGAGTACAAGGACGTGTCAGTCCACACCAGTATCTCTTGGCGTGCCTGCAGGGCGGAGATGATTTGTGCCCCACGGGATAGACGCAGCGATCCAGCTTGGTTGGTGGCGCTAGGCGTCCACATCCCGGCGTCTTCTTGGTCTGACCAGCGGATCAGCATGGGGTCCAGCACCGAGCTGCCAATGTCGTTACAACCAAAGGCCAGCACGAACCGGTTTACGTCTGAGACGACAACATAGTTCACCACCGTGGGGACGGCGGACGCTCCGCTCAAAGAGGACACATTGACCGCCCGGGTAGTAACGCCGCCCGTAGCGTCCCAGTAGAATAAACCACCACCACGGGGGGCAAAGATCAAGTCCTCACCAAAGTTGGACTGGCTCCACAGGCGCATCTCGACAATTGTAGTACCACCAAACCCCCACGTACCAAGCCCAAAAGCCCCGGCGCTCCACCCTGAGAACGGTACGGCGATCTCGTTACCTATGTTGATCTGGTAAGCTGCGCTGACCGTACCGCCTCCGGTTGCCGTGCCGCTGGCGTTGGAGGATGCCGTGATATTGTAAGTGTTAGCAGTAAGTACGGTGATCTGGTACTCCCCGTTCAGGGTAAGCCCGCCCACTGCCGTAGCGCCACTAAAAGTAACAAAGTCCCCCGTAATACCCCCGTGGGCTGTGTCAGTAACCAGCACGATAGGAGAGCCGTTTGTTGTGTCGAAGGGGTTAGTCAGAGAAGCCGTGTCCCTGATGGGGGTGATGTCGAAGTAGGCACCGCCGCGCTCAATGTAGAACTTGAGGTTGGTGCCCACCCCGATGAGGTTCTGGCCCCCAAGGGTTACCCAGTTAAACAGCGATCGGCAGACACCTAAGAATGTATCAGCCGAGAAACGCTGCCACCCACCGATCTTCTCAGGGGTGCCTTGGCGGAAGCGAACTTTGTCAGACTCATACCACTTACCCTCGTTAGCGTAGCGGGTATTTTCTCTGTTCACGCCCGGGGTTATCTGGACTTTTTTAAGCATAACGGTGACCCTTTGGTGGGGCTATTATGGCACAACTACGACAAAAACAGCGCCTGCTCTTCCAGCCTGCGCCGGGTCAATCCCGGTAGTACTCGGCCCCCGCCCTTGTTCCACTTGGGGAACTCTGCTGCTGCACCGGAGATGTCCCCCCGGTTGTACTTCATCCGCAGGGTAGATGACTGCAAGCTACCGAGACCAACGTTGAAGCTGAAGGAAACCAAGGCATCGAAATGTGACTGACTATTAAAAGCGCTAGGGCACAGTCTAAGTACACCTGTCTCAAACCGAGTAAGATCGCTCCTAAGAATCGCATCAACGCCACCGTCGGTCCAGATTTTGTCATGTTCGGGTCTCAGTGGGTACGCCTTGCGCTCTTCGAGTTTCAGTTTAGCCTGTTCTGGGTACAGCACGTGGCCGTAACCAATCGTCCAAAGCAGGGCAGGGCAGAGGTACGGTTTAAGTCGTAGCCCTTCATGATGTTTCATCAGCCCAACGGCAGCGTCAGACGTTTTCATTTTTTGAATGCTTGGCTACCGAAGTGGAACGCCACGATGGAACTCCAGATAATCTGAGTCTCCTCATCCCACAGCAGGGCCATCGCGTCTTGGAACGCTACCCCCGTCTCGATCGCGTAGTAGAAACCGAAGCCATCTACGGCGCAGAGCAGGAGGAACATGCCGTAAGTAATCAGAGGTCGTACAAGGGCGCGTAGGTTGATTACCCAAGTGGATGCACCCTTACCTATCTCAATATCATGGTTGAGCAGGGCTGCTTGTTGAGAGGCTGCCGTCTGTACGAAGATGGCTTCGTTCTTTATCTCTTCCATTCTGGCTTGGGCAATGTATCCACGCTCAGCCATCTCTAGCTCGCGCTCTTTCGCAGCTTGTAGCAGTAGCAACTCGTGCTTCTTGTCCTGCTTGTCCTGAAAGAAGTCCAGCAGCTTAGGCAAGCCGCCAGCGAGAAAAGAGATAACGGTAGAGAGTAGGGTCAGCATATTACACCTTCTTGAATAACCACATGGACACAGCAACAGGTACTGCAAAAATAATTACGATCAGCACGACAGCGATAGCGTTCTGGATGGTCTTAGCCCTGCGCCTGCGCTGCAGCATGACTGTGCGCTCACGGCCTTCCTTCAGCTGCCGGCGCTCTTCCATCATCTCGCGATACGCATCAACGCCAAAGCGGTAGACAATGAGTTCGCGGAGCTCCTTTTCCTGCTGTTCTATCTTCTTGCGGCGCATCAAATTTTCCATCGCCTGCTGTTCTACACTTCCCTTGTGTAGCAGCTTCCTGAAGATGGGCGGATCGCGTGACTCTTCTTCGTGCTGCTTCAGATCAGCGCAGGCACCGAACCACGTACCCAATTGAGAGCCTACATCCTCAATCTCACGCCCAGCTTCAACCGCCCGTTTGACGAAGTTGAAAGCCGCCGAGGCAGTAGCGAAGGCTGTGATTGGGTCGAGCATCTCATCCGTCCGACTTCATCGTTGTGATATCGTCGCCCTTGCGCACAGTGACCTTGCCATCTTCGACGTCCACGCGCATCGGGGGTTCTTTCTCGGCCAGCTTAGCGATCAGGTGTTGGATCACTTCAAACTCAGGGCGGTCGGGTTTCTCGGCAGTGCCGGCGATTCCGTTCATCATGTTGATTAAGGCTACTAACGCCCCACCGACCATAGTCATTACAGCAGTGATCGCAGACTCAGTGAGGAAATAGCTTGAGCCGACACCAATAAGCACGATGGCCGTGATGTACATAAGACCATACTGGCCTATGGCTTTGCCTGCTACTTCTTTTGCGCTCTCGTAGCGTTCCGGATTCTCGTCACTCATTCGTCACCTCCGTTAATCTTAGTCCACGCACCAAACATGAGCAGGCCAAGCACGAACATAGTTCCGGCACGGGCAATCGTGTTCCAGATGGTTTTCTTCATGCCACGCCAGTCGGTAATCAATGAACGAAGGTCACGGACATCGTTGCCAGCATCATCATCATGCAAGCCGATCTCGCGCAGGACAGACTTCATCTCTTCACGGATTATTTGCCGGAGCGCAATTTCGTCGATGTTCATGCCCTACCCCTTACTTAAATGCGGGTCCTGTAACCCAGACAACTATAGTTTTCCGCTTCCCCGAAGTTACGGGAGTCACTCGGTGCGTTATATAGGACGGGAACGCCGTAATAAGCCCACGCTGTTTATCGACCGCCGTTGGGGTAGCGCTGAACATCAGCTCCAGATCACCGCCTTCGTAGTCGGCGGGGTCGCTTAACTGCAGCACCATAGACAACTTGCGAGGGGGCCTTGTATCACTACCCGCTGCGTCCATGTGCCATGTGTAATGGCCAGTATCGGCTGCGTCGTACATGGTGTACTGCATATCTTCTTGGAAGCCGGAGAGATCAAACTTGTAGAACTGCCCGTTAACTTGTCGTGCCACCCAAGCCATGCGGTCGTAAAGCCACGGGATGACGTCGCTATGCGAAATCCATGCAACTTTGGCGACGCGTACATCAGACCCCGGAGCTTCGTCGTTATTCACCGTCGCCTCCGAAAACCTGAGTGAGTCACCGTAGGCTACTATCTGATCCAGCTCAGCAGCAGAGAACGCGTCTTGGAACGTAGTGAAAGGGTGCTCCCCAACCCCAAACGTAGGGGAGGGGGAAAAGAAATAGGTAGACATTATTTACGCTCCCAGAGTTTGTCACGGTAGTAGCTTTCATGGCTCGCCCGTTTACGGCGCGTAAGCTCAAGTTCACCAATATCTTTGTCAGCAAATTTCGCTATCTTAGCCTTGGTTATAGCAGTATCCCGTTTAATGGGGATGACCTGCACAAGCGGGGTGCCTGCCTCAACAACGCCATGGAACCCGGGTTTATTGAACGTGAACGGGAAGTTTATGTATTCAAAATACTTGTCGCACTCGACAACACCAGACATACACTCGAACCGCAAGTCGGGGCGGTTGAGCGGCGGTACGAACATGACTGAGTATCCCTTTGGCACCCGGATTATCCAGTAGTTGAGAAACTTCAAAGGCGGCTTTGGTAAAGCCGGATGAGGCGCTTCGTCCGTAGTTATCTGCGGGTAAGTGTGCGCCTCTACCATGGGCTTATAGAACGTCGAATTCCAATCCACCTTACCAGCAGTATTGGACGTACGGAACTCCACGTCTGCGGCAAGCGGTATGATCCACCCCAACTGCATGGCGTCTAGGAATGGCGGGCAACGCTTTATAGTGGCAGAACTGAGACCTTCGTTCATCCGCATGGACAGTTTCTTGTACCACTCCGGCATAAACTTACGCGCCGGTATCGGTGGTGGGATGACATCCCAGTCTTTTTCTTCGCACAAAAACTCTATGGTAGGGGTCTTGATCGCAGAAAACAAACTCACTGACGGCTCCAGCTGGTTACGATTTGGCCCGCAACACTACCACTACCTACAGTCGCTGCATACGAAGTTCGCATATTTACGCTCACTCCGTTGTAGGTCGTATTAGACGCTGGAGTAGCTGAACCGCCAGCGCCCCCTGCGTTACCGGAGCTACCGGGATTGCCTGCGCTACCGGGGTTACCGCCTGTACCCGCACTACCTACGTTACCGGGGTTACCCGCGCTACCTGCACCGCCGGGGTTACCTGCACCGCCGGGGTTGCCTAAAGCACCTGTATTACCCGCAGCGCCTGCAGTACCGGGGTTACCGCTAGTTGCCCCAGTGCCCGCAGCGCCTGTGTTACCTGCAGCGCCTGCACCACCGGGGTTGCCTAAAGTTCTGCCTGTGCCAGCGTTACCTGTATTCCCTGCGGCTCCTGCACCACCGGGGTTACCCGCGTTGCCTGCAGCTCCCGCGTTGCCACCGCTACCTCCGGTACCTTGGAATACGCTTAGGGAGGTAGGAGCATTTAGAGTAGAAGCATTAAAGCTGCTCCCGTTCCCACCTGCACCGCCCGCACCGCCGCCCCCGGTGTTACCCGCATTGCCGGGGTTGCCAGTAACTGTAAGGCTGTAAGGGGGGCTAACGTTGCCGCTGAAAATCGAAGGGCTGCCATTAAATGCCCCCCCGTTGCCCGCCCCGCCTCCAGTACCTCCAGTACCCCCAGCGCCGTTATTGCCGGAGTTGCCCGCACCACCGGGGTTACCTGCAACGCCGCCGTTACCACGAGCACCAGCGTTCCCTGCGTTACCGGGGCTACCTGTGTTACCTGCAGAGCCACCATTGCCTCTTGCGCCAGCGGTACCTGCGTTACCGGGGCTGCCTGTGCCACCTGCAGAGCCACCGTTACCTGCGGCGCCTCCGACTCCGGGATTACCTGCGTTACCCGAACCGCCCGGGTTACCCGCAGTGCCCCCAGCACCGCCGTTGCCACCAGCCCCACCATTACCACCAGCGCCCGCGCTGCCCCCTGCAGTACCATTGAAAGTGTTGGAAACCGCAGACGATAGGTTACCCGCGCTTCCGGGGTTGCCGGGGTTACCAACAGTGCCTGCGGCTCCCGTGGTACCTGCGTTGCCTGCACTGCCGGGGTTGCCCGCACTGCCGGGGTTACCCGCACCCCCACCGGCACCAGCACTGCCAGCGTTACCTGCGCTTCCGGGGTTACCTGCGCTTCCGGGGTTACCACCTGTACCTGCGTTGCCTACATTACCTGCGGCACCTGGGTTGCCCGCAGCACCGGGGTTGCCACCTGTGCCAACAGTACCTACATTACCATTTGTACCTGCACTTCCGGGGCTCCCCGAAGTTGCGCCAGTCCCTGAGTTTCCCGCAGCGCCCGGACCGCCTGCATTACCCGCAGTGCCAGCATTACCTGCGCCGCCAGCCCCTCCAGTGCCACCCGTACCGGGAGAGCCCGTAGAGCCCGAGTTCCTTGCAGTGGTAGAGTTGATGGGGAACACACCGGGGTCGTTAAACTTGAAGGAATCGGCCCCGCTACCACCGCCGCCACCGCCACCCGTAGTACCGGCGCTCCCAGCATTACCGGGGTTACCAGCAGAGCCCCCTGCACCACCTGCGCCGTTATTACCGGGGTTACCAGCGTTACCAGCGTTACCAGCAGTGCCGCCTGCACCACCTGCGCCGTTTGTACCGGGGTTACCAGCGTTGCCCGGATTGCCTGCAGTACCGCCTGCACCACCGTTACCACGAGCACCAGCGTTCCCTGCGTTGCCGGGACTACCAGAAGTGCCACCATTACCGCCCGCACCGCCATTACCTGCAACGCCAGCATTACCGGAGTTGCCAATAGCCCCGGGGTTACCCGGATTACCTGCGTTGCCGGGATTGCCTGTACCGCCCTTACCTACAATCGAGACAACTTGCACCCCAAACGGGATGAAAATGTTCCCGGAGGTGTTAGTAGTTATCGACCCAGCAGGGACGATGCTATGTCGTTGTTTTTGCCGAAACGCTACAGGCATGACAGTTACCCACTAAAAGAGACCAACGCAACCCAGTCTGCCGCTGCAATTTCGCTCAACCCGGAAACCAACACTGGGATTCTGGGCTGGGGGTCAGCGTCTTCGTACTGCTGGGTATAGACTACAAACGGTAACGCTACGGACTGGTCTGGGAACCATGTCTGCACGTTGGCAACAACACTTGGTGTTTGCGTAGGATCGCCGTAGTGTAAGTGGCGGTACGAAATACCGGAATTTTGCATAACCAAATACGCAGAGTATCCATCCGCAGCTGTTTCGTTAAACGAAGTATACAGATAGAACTCGATGTTAGCTTTATGGGCCATGGTATCCTCCTATTAAGAAACGTCGGCCATTGCGAAGGTACCGTAGTACGGAGAACCCCCGTCTACGGTGAAGAAAGTCAAAACGTCTTTATCCCCGGCACCTGTAGATAGTGTTGGGGGCAACCCATCAGAGTACTGCGCCCCAGTAAATGTTGCGGTCCTGTTGCCGGAGCCGTCTTGGATCAGGATCACAGTAACTGATGCTAGGGTTCCCGCCGAAGGGGGGTTGGTGAACGAAAAAGTTACGTTGTTTCCTAGCGTAAACTTGAACACGTTGCTGATAGACAAGTCTATGTTGTGGGTAGACGCGGATACGGTAGCGATAGTTACAGTCTCGCGGTACGCAGTAAACGTAGGGCCGGAGAGGGTCGGGGAAGTGCCAAACACCAACGCACCTGAACCCGTCTCGTCAGTTACAGCCGCAGCAAGGTTTGCACTCGACGGCGTTCCGAGGAATGTAGCTACGCCGGCGCCTAAAGATGTAATACCTGTACCGCCATTTGCTACTGGGAGCGCAGTGCCAGAATAAGTAAACGCCAATGTGCCAGAGGACGTAATTGGACTGCCAGCAATGCTTAGAAGACTAGGGACTGTCGCCGCTACGCTTG